ATTTGCCACTGCATGTCTAAAAGCATGAATCGGTTGTTTTACTTTACTGCCGATTTGATCACGAAGTTCACGAAAGATTCTAGTGATCTGACCAAGACCCTCAAAGCGTGTTCCTCCTTCACCGTTGTCTAAGAAGTATACTTCCTTCGGTCCACGTTCTGCTTTGTCTTTAATCAGAAAGTCGATTAAGATTGCATTCGAAAAAAGAAGAGGTTGATTCCTTGCTCGTGTTTTCGTTTTGTGGATGATACCACTGCCACGCTTTTCACTAACGAATTCGAAGTCTTCTAACTTCAGTTGAGCAAGTTCGTTTCTCCTGCATCCTGTATAACGCAAAACATACCAACAACGTAACCACGTCTTGTCACCTGTTTTGTCGTAATGTTCTTCACAAAGTGTCTTCAGTTTTTTGAGTTCCTCTTTTGAGTAAGGATCAGAAATAGGATCAGGTTCACGAACTGCAGGCCAATTGCCGATGCCTGCTAGATAATCTTCCTTCACAAGCCACTTAGTAAAACGCTTTGTGGTTTTAATCGAATTGAAAAGCGTATGGTCTTTGTGCCCGTGATCCTTAAAACCTTTGACTATCTTTTTAGGAGTAGTCTTAGGATCGAAGTCTTCTAGTCTAAACTTAGGATCTAGGATAGGAGGGTAGGTTGCAGTTGATGAAGAAGCAGTTGACTTCTGCACACGATCAAACAAATGCTTCCTAGAAGTATCGTCACCTCTGATAGTTGTCTTTGCCAAACCTGCTAAGACTTTTTCCTCAGTCCACAAATCCCACAAAGAGACAAGTCTAGAATCATTTGCAATGCTTCCACCACTTACTTGTGCATCGACATGTTCTTTCTGCTTCTCTGCAAGATACTTGTCACGAAGATTTCTAAGATGACTTCGAATAGCAAAATGAAATTCGATCTGCTTTTCAGAGAATAGTTTGTTTGGTGCTTCTTCATCCACTGCTCTGAGAGCAATTTGAAATTCGGATTCACCAAATGAAGGAAGGATCTTTTCAGAGACTCTCCTAGCATATCTTCTGAAGTCAGTGAAGTTGAAGATTTTAGGTGTCTTCTGCAGAGAAGGAACAGAGAGGAGTTCTGCTTTAAGGAATCTAAAGTTGACTGATTTTCTGCGGTTGTCAATCGCTATGATTTTCGTTGCTGTCATATTCACCGTATTCGAGAGAGGTTGATAAGTACGAAACCTTATCTTCGAATAGGTGATTGCTATTTGCAAGCAAAAAGTACCTAACCGTGAATCTTTTTTATAATCCTAATGATTTCAACACCTTGCAGTAGTTATGCGATTGCTTGTTTGAGCATGTCAAGAGTGTCGCAGATCTCTTCTTCGCAAGAGTCAGATATCTTTCTCTCATGAATCAAGTCTGCAGGAGGAATACCCTCAAGGCTATGTGCCCTTTCAAATAGCTTTGCCACAATGATGATGTCACTAGCATGTTCGTAGACTGCAGTACAAGAGGTGGTTCTTTTTTTATGATCGAAGGTTCGGTCCTTTACTTCAAACCTGCCCTTGGTTGATAAATGGCATGACTTATCAACCTTCCTAACAAACTGCTCTGCAATGATTGTGTCGCTTCCTTCGGGATATTCAAAAACGTAATAATGTTCAATACACATGATAAGTTTATTGCTTGATCAGTTGTTCGAGCTTACTTGTATAGTGGTTTGCAAGTTCGAGTTTCTTTTCTAGTTCTAAAATGTACTCACTGTTATCATCTCCTTTCTTCCCTGTGACGATATAATTTAAGTCATATCCGTTGAATGCTAATTTGAAAAGTATGGTTGCACTAGGCAAGCACTGCATACTCATCATTTTAGAGACATGACCGGGGTGGACCCCAATTTCATCTGCGAACTTTCTTTGCGAAAGTCCTTTCTCTTTTAAAAGTATCCTTATTCGTTCAATCATATCAATTACATAAGGATACTTTGCAATTAATTCATCTTTGGTGGTTGACATAATCAATCATCTGCTTTATTTTATCAATCATCCATTGCAAATATTTCTTCCATGATGATTCATGTGATCATGGTCTTTAAATATCTGCAATATAAAAATATTAGGGGGGTTCGTGTTGATGTGTTCACGACAGGGTTTCTCCTTTCTACCTGATTGTGCCCCCCTTTCGCTTTGCTTGATGTGTTGGATATAAACCTTGACCAAACATTTCATATAACTTTATCGGTGAGGATTCGAAATCTTATGAACCGAATATGTGTGCTTGTGTGACAAAAGGCAGAGTCTCAACAGTGGGACATTAAGCAATACAAGACGGGGGGTTTTTTGACATATTTTCCACCCCCGTCTTAACTTTGAAAGAGATATGAAAACTGAAACTGAAATTGTATTTGAATCTGACATGGTTGACCTACCGTCTGAAGATCCTAATGCACTGCAAGTCCCCCCGTCTTTTTTCCCCGGTGATATAGACTTCTTTTGTGCAGAGATTCCGACTGCAATTCATTGTTCTGCAAAGGAGTATCACCGCATTAAGGCGTACAGCAATACCTTCGGGTCTAGTCTTTTAAAAAACTCACCTGATTATGAGAAAGCATTTAAGCCTAGCAAGGCTACTGCTTCTATGACATTTGGAAGTGTCTATGAAATCTTCTTTGAACACCTCTATAGAACTATTGCAGAAGGTAAGTTTAAAACACTTGAAAAACTAAGCCTTGATGCTAGAGAGATATCAGAGCAGGTAGCAGTTATGGGTGGTGATTGGAGAGCAAATGATAATAGGGCAAAGAAGTTTATAGAAGACAACCCTAATAAATACATCATTTCTCCGAAACAATTAAAACAAGTTATGCAGATGTTAAAAAGTGCATTGAGTAACAAGGAGTTTCCACACTACTTAAGTGGTGATTGGCAGACTGTTTTGCTTTGGATAGAAGATGGTCTTCCAATGAAATGCATGATTGATCATTTAGCAACTAATCTTAAGAGCAGAAACAAACTGCAGGCAGGTGATTTAAAAACATCTAAACAGGCATCATACTTAGGTTTTAGTGATTCTGCAGATAGGTATTATTACGATCATCAGGCAGTGCATTACATGAGTGGATTAAAACATGTTTATCCTCAAAGTAAGATTGCTCCTTTTGTGTGGTATGTATGTGAGAGTGAAGAACCCTTCGGTAATGCTATTTATGAAATGGATGAGGTCATGGAAGAAGCAGGAAAGATTGCAAGGAAAGCATCTATATCTCTTACAAAAGATCTGCATAAAAACGGAAGAAGTGAATTCCCACTTTACACAGATCATGGTCCCGATGGTAAGTATCTCTTATCCTTCAGTGATAAGGTTTTAAATAAACGGTTTAAACTAGAAATGAGATTCGAAAATGCCGAACTTGACACCGCAGATAGTCAGTGAAGATTTAATAAGGTATGAAGAAAAGTTTAAAAAAGCAATCCCTTCTTACATAAATATAGAACGATTGTTCCAAGTTGTTAATACAGAAGTAACAAACAACCCTCTAATATTAAGGTGTTCTCAAAAGAGTATTTTAGGTTCTGTATTAGAAGCATGTTATCATGGGGTTGAACCTTCTTCTATCACAGGTCATGGCTCCTTAGTCCCCTTCCAAAAAACGTGCAAATTCATTTTAGGTTATAGGGGCATAGTTGAGTTGGCACACAGAGCAGGACATACAATTTGGGGTTATGGAATGTTTGAGAATGACCCTACTAAAGAAGTTCATTTAGGAAGTAACCCAACAATCATTCATACCAAACTTTTACATGGTGATAGAGGTAAGATGATTGGGGCATATGCAGTAGCAGATTTAGGTGTAGGGAAACCACGTAAATATTATTATATGACTAGGGAAGAACTACATGTTCATTCGAAGTATTCAAAGCAACCGAAAATGTGGGTAGATCATCCTGAAGCAATGGCTGTTAAATCATGTATTAGAATGCTAGGTAAAACGTTAGGAACGACTAATGTCAATTTGCAGTCGGGAAGAAAACTTACTGATGCAGAAAGATTTGTATTAGCAACACGTTCTTCTGATGATCCGCATAGTGGTTTAACAGTGGACATTGATAGTGGTGAATTCAAATACATAGATGCTGAAGACACTAACCCTGATACTAACTCAAACGAAGACAATAAGAATGGAGAATCCAAACCAACAAAAATTACTAAGCAGGTACCTTCTTTCTCTAAACAAAAAGAGGGAGGTGATAAACAAACTGAAGAAAGATTATCAACATCCAAATCAAAAGCAAGAAAGAAAGAAGCAACTGTTTAATGTTTATTATATTCTATCAATCACATGGGGGTTGAAATGAGTAGCACATTAGAACTAGAAGCTAAAGTTAAGAACCTTAACAGATACATTCTTCATGTTGAGGGTGAGGCGGAAAAGTGCAAAAAAGAGATTGCAGAGATGAAGGTGATTATTGAAAACATGTCTTCTGCTTTTTTTTCTCATGAAGATTCACTTCGGGCTGTGAACGAACACATTAAGGCAGAAGGTTACACACCTAAACATGAGGAGGTGTCATGAGCTTCTTAAAATGCAATGAATGCAGAAACCTTTTTAATGCAAAAGAAGAACTAGGGTGGGAAGAATACAAAGGGCATATTACTTGTGTAGCATGTTTACAAGAATCTGAACTAAACAATGCCTTTGGTGAACCTGAACTAGGATCACATGATTTAAGTGATGATCAACAAGCTTTAGATTCTGTCTTTGGTGAGGATGATCATGGTGTTGAAAGAATGTAACTATGTCTTATTCCATTGTGTCGAAGGATTCAAAATCGTTAACAGGACTGATATCACCCAATGTAAACAGTGCGAAAGAGTCCACGTTAAGAAGGGTGACTTTTGCCGACAATGCGAAAACCACAATGCCCTTTACAAGGTCAAAACGTTGGATGACCAAAGTGAAGAAATCCAAAAAACTATATAACCGAAAGGAATATAATGGCGAACTTAGACACCCGAATGGGTCTGAATCGGAAGAGCAGAGAAAGGGGTAGACCCTCATTAAAAGAGAGGTTTGCAATCAACTTCAATCTTCTCTATTCAGAAATCAAATTCATTGTCGATTTTATTGACAAGGAGAACATAACAATAACTCAACTCTTTGAGTCGTTAATCCACATGCTTAAAACAAATCCTAAAAGTTTTAAGCTTTATGATAACCCACATATAAACAGGAAACATTTGAAACCTGTAGAAAGCGCAAGTGCCTGAATGGGGAGAATTAGGAAAGTTAAAGAAGCAACCTGACGGTAGATTAAAGGGTACATTAGAGTATTCTTTTGACCGCTCAACAAAGCTTAAAATTGCGAAGACCACTGTTGAGGAAATACCTCAAGAACGATTAACTCAGTGGGATATTGAGCAGGGTAATACTCATCGTGTTTTTTACACGAAGCATAGCAAAGAAGAGGATCGGCAATACTATTCTGAGAAGGGTGGCAATGACTATCCTCAATCACAGGAAAGTGATGTTCCTCAATCACAAAGTGATGCACCTCCACAACGCCATGATGATAGGCAAATACCCTTTTAGTTGAACTGCAGGGAGGTTCTCCACCTCCCACCTCAAGGATGAATATTTTAAGCTCATGGATGAGCCACAAAAGAACTTTGTTCTACTTTTCCGCAAGCTTAAGAAGCATCCGATTTATAAAAAGCCTCTCACTTGTCATTACCTCATCCATTGCCTCATCTCCGCATGGTGGAATCCTGCAGAGAATCAAAGGTGGGATGAGGGTGACGAGGTTATTGAGATCAAAAGAGGTCAGTTTTATTCGACACTCAAGCGGTGTGCAGGGCAGACAGGAATGTCAGTTCAGAACATTAGGACCGCACAAAAAAATTTAGTAACTCACGGTTTTCTAACAGTCAGGGTAACAAGGCATGGAAGACTCGTGACAGTCTGCAAATACTCACTCTATCAGGCTAAGAAGAAGGAGGGGGTAACAAGGGGGGTAACAAACGCCCAACAAACGCTTAACAAACACACTAACAAGTCTAATAACAAATCTTATAACAAGTCTTTTAACAGAGGGCCAAAAAAGGAAAGTAATATTCCTGCTAGAGAACAGTTCGAAACTCATCCTTCAGGGACTAGAGATGTAAGAGCTTATTTGATGCTTGTAAAAGGGCATTTAAACATTAAGAACAACGATTCTACACATGACGATGAAATCAAAAGACTCCACAGTGAAGGTATTAGGTACAAAGAAACAGACAAGCACTTTAAAGGAAAATGAAAAGGATGTGACAAAACAGGTTCTAGATTGGGTTTCATATCACCCTGAAATAACACTGCTCCGATTTAACACCACAGGAATCCCTGATAAAAACGTTAAGGGTGGTCTTAGAAAGAATCCTATAGCAGGTGCCCCTGATTTCATAGGTGTTTACATGATGGCAAAGATACCTATCAGTTTTTACTTCGAAATCAAATCTCCTACAGGGAAGCAACGTGATGCACAGAAAAGTTCGAACAGGCAGTCAAAGTCCAAGGGCACCACTACTTCATCATCAGATCTGCACAAGACGCTGAAGAGGCTATCAGAAAAATTCACAAACAGCACCGTGGTAGAATCGGTTGGGCATTCCTTGGACTTAAAGATCCCTACAGTACCACATGGTTGTCTAGAGAAACACGAGGTAAGAAAACCCCTGTACCGAAAGTTTTACCAACAGACCCTAAGAACGAAGCATCTTCACTTGAAGACCGAATCAGTTAGTGAAGCAGTTTATGTTTATAACTTATTCAAACCACATCTACCTAGTGATATTGGTATTACAATACTACGAGAGACTGAAGTCAACTGCTATCACATTAAGATCATAACTAAAGAATTATTAGCAGAGGAAGAAAGACTATTTAATGTTAGAAAGAAAACTCTTATGAGAACTATGAGGGAGAAAGGGATGTCACCTGAAGAACTTAAAGAGCTAAAGAATGCAGACCGAAGAAGGTACTTTGCAGAAACCAAAAAGGAACCTAAAAAGAAAGAGATCACAAAGGAAGCAAAGAGCTTTAGAGTTAAAAGAGAGTCCTAAGTTTTGGGATGAGGTTTGGGAGATGATGGAGAATGGTGCAAATCCTTTGGATATTGCTACCGCTTATGACATCCCCAAGATGTCACTTTACAATTGGATTAGAAGAGACACTGAGAAAGCATTAAGAGCAGAGTCCTATCAACTTAATCGTGCCGATGTTCAAGCAGATGAGATTGGTAGTTTAGCAGAGTTAGAGAAGCTTCAAAAAGTGTTTGATAAACAAATTGAAGAAGGAAACCCTAATCCTGCACTAGGGAGATATATCATGGAACGAAGAGCATGGTATGCGAAGGTTTCGAATCCTGATAAGTATGGGGATAAGAAACAAGTGCAGGTGACACAATCTACTAGAGTTGAACATGTTAATCAGTTGCGTGAAATGAGTAAGAAGAAACTGAAAGATATTACACCTCCTAAAAAGGAAATAGAACATGAGGAAGTACGGAAGACTGACACAAGTTGAGTTTGTAGGTTACAAAGAAACAGGTGAAAAGCCGAAGCGATATGTCACTAATGCAGGTGAAGTACGATACTATAAAACACGAAGGGCATATGCTCTATTTAAGTGTGATTGTGGCAAAGTAGTTGAGCTAGTTATCGCTTATGTGATGAGTGGGAATAATCATAGTTGTGGATGTTTGAGGAGAGATGCGGGGATAGCACAAATGAAGTATCTGCACGAAAGTGGCAAAGCGTATAAGTATGTGAAAGCTTCTGAAGGTGAGTGGAAGGGTAAGAATAATCTAGCAGGCAAACGACATTGTTATAAAATCGGCAACATACCCTACTGTAAAGGAAAGT